GTCTAATACTACTGCGTCTCCGACTTTTTTATGTCTGTACATTTTATTATACTCCCGCGTTAATTGATGTTGATGCTGGAGGTATAATCCTCTTAGCGTTTACGTGACATATAGCGTTTAAATTCCAATGTCCTAACCTTGTAGACTGGAAATAATTATCGTAGCCGTTTACACCATCTTCTTGATGAGCGTCGTAAGCTATTTCATTATGATTTAACCAGTTGATAGCATCTCCATTAATAAATGGATAGCCGTTTCCACTGGTTCCTTGAGTTTCATCAAATAAATTTGAGTTACCCATAAAATCATGAAATTGCTTATGAATGTTATTAGGCTGGAATCTATACCAATCTGCATATGATCGCATACCTATGCTAGTCGTTGAATTAGTTTCAATAGATGTTAAATCTTGGACTGTCATTTCTTGAGGTGGCATCACCTCTATTAGTCTAGGATCACCCGCTATTGTTTTATAATCTAATACATTGTTAGCTAAGTAATGTCTGTCTTGTTGTAATATACTTGGGAATCTGACACATGCCATAATCCAAATACAACCATGTTCATTGAAGTATTTTGGAGGCATTTTAATGTTAAACATACCAGCACTTTTACCAGTTGTTGATCCGAACGTTTCTCCTGATGTTCCGTCTACATCGTAACCGCTTAAATACATTGAATCATGTAATAACATTTCAGGCCGTTTATCTGCATCTATAGATATACCGGTACTTCCGAAATCATCTTGCATATGATCTCTGTATCGATGATTGAACCAATCTCGATCTATTTCGGTTTTTAATTGTCCACGTGCTTGAGCAACTGATAGTAAACTAAATTTACCATTAGTTACATCCACATCTCCGAATGATTCGTTTTCGTAATTTCCTGAAGGTAAACCAGTATTCCATTGTTGAGGCAATCTAGCTACACGTCTGCCAAATCTTCTTTCTTCTAGCATTTGGTTTTCTAATGTTATTGTATTTCCTTGATTATATTCATGTATCCACGGCATACCATAAGAGTTTGCTTTTGTTTGACTAACTGGCTCATCTCTTTGCGTTTGACTTAGATTATTAATATATGATCTTTCGTTTCTTGATAACATCGAAGTAGTACCATTCACATAATTATCTAAAACTTCTTGATAACTAATTTCATTATTTTGGTTTGTATCCCAAGGATGATATGTTTGTACTGGAACTTCTTCACCTGATACGTAATCTAATGGTATTTCTTCGGATACGTTAGGAATTCTATAATAATGATTCCATATGCTATTATATCCATGAATCGCGAATTTTTTAATATCTAATTGTCTACCGAATGTACCTAAGTATTCAACTGATGCGTTTGGCCATCTATCTATCTGATATGATCCTAGCTCAATATTTGACTCTTGATTTATTCCTTCTTTAATAAGATCAATCCAATCTTCTTCATATACGAATCTATGCTTGTGATAAAAGATAGCAAAATCAACTTTTGCGTCTAATGTCATTGGCATACGAAGCGGACTTAATCTCATAGCTACGTCACAATCTATGG